TCAGAAACTCATCTTTCGCTGCGACTTCTGACAGCGGAATGATCTGAAATGCCGTCTTTCTTGCCGTTCGGCTGTACATAAACAGGTTGCGGAAGTTGCCTGCCCTTTCGATTTTTTCAGTGCTTCGCGTATGTTGTTCACGTCGTTCTGGTCTGCGGCGGGGTCGCTCATGTACATGATGAAACCAGCATGGCTACCGTTAAGGTAATATTTACGACGAAACAGCGTGGCCGATTCATTCAGCAGGGCGGAGGGAATGGCGGAGAGGTATTCCGGCATTCCGTAAAGCTCCTGGTTAACGTCGGGTTCCATCAGGTGAAACACGCTTCCCTCATCGAACTGATAGGGCTGTGAGTTGTAGCCATACTGTGCAAACCAGTAGGTGTCCGGGTCAATGCCACGACGGGTATATTTGGCAAGCGAGGCGCGCAGCTCCATGATCTGCCCTAACCGGTTCATGCGTTTTTCAAGGTAGGAATTACCGAATACCAGAAAGTCCTGGGCGAACCGGGAAAAGGCTTGTTTAGACAGCCAGCGGTGAGGGATGAAGGTACTGGTAAGAATATTGCGTTTTACCTGAATAGCGCTGGAGTGATGCACGGCGGCGCGGTAAGTTCGCGCCAGGCCATCCATGCTGATCGGTGGTTCGTACCAGCGGTCTACCTGCACGCACTCCAGGTAATCAAATAACTCCCGGCGGTCCATCACGGGGATCGGATCGCCAAACGTAAACGCCTCCGCATGTGCATTACTGACCATGTTGGCCGTATCGGTGGCGGTCTGGCCGCGCGGTGCCTTGCTGCGGTTTTTGCGGTTAGCCATTAAAAAATTCCCCACGATGTTGCTGGTACTGCGGAAGCTCCTGCCAGTGGTTCGTTATAAAGTGCGTGCATGGTTGCCCAGGCTAAATCGCGTGGCTGGCTTCCTCTGTGCGGGCTGCTTCGTAGGTTGGCCGGTTGCCGCTGGCTGTGGTTGAACGGCGAATGGACATAAAGGACTGCGCGATATCCAGCATCCCCGCGTCAAATTCCAGACGGCGCCCGCTGATGATGTCGTAGGCTTTAAGCACCAGGGCATTTTTAACGGTCGGGTTGTAGACAAACTCACGCGCGGCAGGGAAGAACTGCTTAAACCGTTTTGTAAACGCCATCGCCAACGCCGGTCGAGTCAATGCCGATGTAGGTCACGTTGTAGCGTCTGGTGATTTCCTCAATCGCTGAGGCCTGGGCGCGAAAGTCCATCCCGCGCCACTGGTGACGCTCAAGGATGCGGAATTTACCGCCGGGGACGACGGAGGCGCAATGACAACGCAACCGGCGCTGTCACCGTTCTGCGTTCCTTTTGCCGGGTCATAGCCGATCCAGACCGGGTGGTATGCAAACGGCCGCAGTAAAAGCGGTTCGAAATCGTCCCACACATCCCAGCTGTCAACCATGCAGGACTGCAGCAACGCCAGCGGGAACACGGACGCCAGGTCGTCAACAAACTGACACATCAGCAGGTTGTTGTATTCGTCCGGGCTGTACTCCAGACGCAGCTGGTCCAGGTCGAAAAGGTTACACCCGCCGTTTACTGCATCTTCGATGGTGACTATCTGGCGGTACTGGCCGTCAGGACATAAAACGCCGTGCGCCAGGCTACTGTGAGAAAGGTCAAATTCTACCCTGTCGGCTTTCGGGCGCCCTTTATTGAACAGGGCGCCAGACCAGAACGGGTAGGCGCTGTGCGTCAGGCTGGAAGGTGTTGAGAAATAGGTCTGGCGCCATTTTTTGTGCAGCGCCATACCGGAGGCCACCTTGCGTAGCTCCTGGAATTTCGGTATCCAGAAATACTCATCAAGATACAGATTGCCGTGATAGCTCTGCGCGGTACGGGCATTTGTACCGAGGAAGTAAAGACAGGCACCGTAGGCAGCACCATCGGATCGCCTTTCAGTTCAACGTCCACCTCTTTTGCGAAGTCGATGATGTACTGTTTAAAAACGTGCGCCTGCGCTTTACTCGCTGACAGAAAGATTTGATTTCGCCCCGTGGTGAGCGCGTCTATCAACGCTTCACGGGCGAAATAGTAGGTTGCACCGATCTGGCGTGACTTTAAGAGGTTGCGAATACGGTGCTTGATGCCAGCGTCCCACCAGTGGCGCTGGTACTCGAACATACCGGCGCGGAAAATCTCTTCCAGCTTTTCGATCTGCTCGTCGGTAAACAGGTTTTTTTCCGGCGGCTTGCGCGGACCTTTATTGCGGTTCGCCACGTTCGGATTCAGGTCTGCTTCATTCCCGCCATTGTTAAATTTGCCGATTCTGGCCTGTCGTTCGGACTGACGCGCCAGCAGGTCAATTTCTTTAAAGTCCTTTCCTTCCTTCTGCTCCTTCATGACGAGCTGGCAGTAACGTGCGGCGGTGGTGAGCTGCATCTGATCCAGTGGGCCATATTCGCCCCACTTATCGCGTTTTTTCCAGCTGTGAACGGTTGCAACTTTTTCGCCCAGCATTTCAGCAATGCGGGCTACGCGGTATCCCTGAAAGTACATCAGCATTGCCTGACGACGGGGATCGAGGTCTGCGGGGGTCAGTGTTGTCATGGCACAAACATACGGCCTCAAATCAGCACTTTCCCCGGCTTCGCATTGTGTGGGAGTTCGCACAAGCCCAACGCGTTGTTTACACGCGCCCATCACCGCAAACATAAGGCTCTGAACGTGTTACGAACTAACTAACCGGAGCCGGACCGATGGCAAAAAATCTAAGCGTTTTCGCATTGGGGTCGAAGGGGCCACCACTGACGGGCGCGTTATTGAGCGTGAATGGCTCACCCAGATGGCAGCGAGCTATAACCCGCAGGTATACACCGCGCTGATCAATATGGAACACATCAAGGGCTTTACTCCTGATGGGCCCTTCCGTCGTTTTGGCATGGTGGAAAAGCTGGAAGCGGAAGAAATCACCGAAGGGGCATTGTCCGGGAAAATGGCGCTGTATGGCTGGATTGCCCCGACTGACGATCTGGTCACGATGACAAGCAACTGGCAGAAGCTTTTCACCTCAATCGAAGTTAACACCAGTTTTGCCGATACCGGCTCCGCTTATCTGGTTGGCCTGGCGATTACTGACGATCCGGCAAGCCTCGGCACTGAAATGCTGCAGTTCAGCGCCAGCGCAGAACATAACCCCCTGGCGCGCCGCAAGCTGGATAAAGACAACCTGTTTACCGCTGCTGTTGAAACACTGATCGAGTTTGAGGACGTGCCGGAAAAAACCAGCCTGTTTACCCGCGTAAAAGAGCTGCTGTCCCGCAAAAGCGCCGATGATAACGCCCGCTTTGCTGATGTGAATCAGGCTGTTGAAACCATCGCGCGTGAGCATCAGACGCTGGCGGAGCAGGTCAGCACCCATCAAACCGATTTCAGCAACAAGCTGAGCGATTTGCAAAAGGTTGTTGATGAGACAACCAGCGCACTCTCCACCCTGCGTGAGCAGCTTTCCACCCAGGACAGCCGCAGCGAGCGCCGCCCTAATGCGACCGGTAATAACGGCGCAGAACAAACCACCGATTGCTGACGGAGCAAAAGCACAATGAAAAAAGAGACTCGCTTTAAATTTAACGGCTATCTGACGCAGCTCGCCAAACTCAACGGCGTATCTGTGAGCGATATCGCCTCGAAATATACGGCTGAGCCGTCAGTGGCGCAGACGCTGGAAACCAAAATCCAGGAGTCTTCCTCGTTCCTGCAGAAAATCAACATTGTCCCGGTTGATGAGCAGTCCGGCGAGCGCCTGGGGCTGGGTATTGGTTCCAGTATTGCCGGAAATACTGATACCACCCAGAAAGACCGTGAACCCGTTGATCCGACTTACATCGACGGTGAAGGGTACAAGTGTACCCAGACCAACTCTGATACGGCGTTGCCTTATGCGAAGCTGGATTTATGGGCTAAATTCCAGGACTTTCAGACGCGCATCCGTGACGCCATCATTACCCGCCAGGCACTTGACCGCATCATGATCGGCTTCAACGGTGTGAAGCGTGAGAAAACGTCAGACCGCAAGACCTATCCGCTGCTGCAGGATGTGAATATCGGCTGGCTGGAAAAAATCCGCCAGGAGAAGCCCGTTCAGGTTATGGACAAAATCGTGTCCGAAGGCGAGGTGATTTCTCAGACTATCCGTGTCGGCAAAGGCGGCGATTTCCTGAATCTGGACGCGCTGGTTATGGGCGCCGTGAATGAGAAAATTGCGCCGTGGTATCAGGAAGACACGGAGCTGGTTGTTATCGTCGGGCGCCAGTTACTTGCGGATAAATATTTCCCAATCGTCAACCGTGACCAGCCAAACAGCGAAGCGCTGGCGGCAGATCTCATCATCAGCCAGAAGCGTATCGGCAACCTCCCGGCCGTTCGCGCGCCTTTCTTCCCGGCGAATGCCATGCTGATCACCCGTCTGGATAACCTGTCTATTTACTGGCAGGCCGGTACTCGTCGTCGTTCAGTTATCGACAATCCGAAGCGTGACCGCGTGGAGAACTACGAATCCGTTAACGAGGCGTATGTTGTTGAAGATTACGACGGCGCTTGCCTAGTTGAGAACATCGAGTTGTTACCAGAGCAGGCAGACGGCAATCCGGGCGCGGCGCTTACTGCTGAAAATATTCAGACCATCGTTGCTGCAGCAGTGCAGGGCGCGCTTGATGCTCAGAATGCGGGCGGCACTGGCGACGGGGCGTGATAAATGAATCCGTTCCGTGCTCACACTCAGTATGTACAGGCACAGGATGCCGCCCGGCAGGGCGGCAGTAATGCCAGCCTGACGGGCTACAACCAGATGCTGTTACAGCTGACAGAACACCGCAGGCGCCTTAAAACCGTCCAGTCAAATGAGCGCAAGGCTCAGCTCAAACGTGAGTTTCTTCCCGCTTATGCCTCATGGATTGCCGGTTTACTGGATGCTGACGCGTCAGGCCAGGACGACGTGGCGATGTACGTCATGATCTGGCGGATTGATGCCGGAGACTATACCGGCGCGCTGGACATTGCCCGCCATGCCATTAAACACCGCTGGGTCCTGCCGCAGCGATTCAACCGGACCTGCGGGACCGCTGTTGCGGAAGAGTTTGCCGACGCGGCAATGCGCGCTTTTTCTGCCGGTGAATCATTCAGTGCCGCCATTCTTACCCAGGTGCTCGATATCGTTGAAGGTCAGGATATGCCGGATCAGTCCCGCGCCCGACTTCATAAGGCGATGGGCTACGCGCTGCGGGATAACGATCAGGCTGTGGCGGCACTTAACCATCTGAAGCGTGCCCTGCAGTTGGATAACAGTTCTGGCGTCAAAACCGAAATCAACAAGCTTGAAAGCCGATTGCGACAGGCAATGTCGGCTTAACGAATCGTGCCAACGCGCGGGGCGGCACGGGGTGGCGACAGGCTTTATGCCGCGTCAAAACCCCGTCCACCGCCCAACTATTTGGGAGTGCCAGAAATATGCAATTCGTTTCGCCGGAACAGGCCGGGGAAAGTACCCAGGACGTTATTAAAAACACCAGTTTCTGGCCTGATGTCAGGGTTTCAGAATTCCGCCGTGATATGCGCATGGATGGGAGTGTCACCGATCCGCGCCTGCGTCTGGCGTTGCTGACAGCGATTGCTGAAGTTAACGCCGATCTTTATGAGTTCCGCGAGAAACAACGGGCGCAGGGGTATGCGAGCCTGGCCGACGTCCCTGCAGATGTGATCGACGGCGAAAGCCAGCGGCTCATGCTGTATCGCCGTGCGGTGTTTTGTTGGGCAAAAGCAAACCTGGTTGAGCGCTATCGCGATTTTGACGCAACCGGCGACGGAAGCAAGAAAGCTGAAGATATCGAAACAACCTTAGGCGAGCTGTGGCGCGATGTGCGCTGGGCGGAGTCCCGCCTGCGCGATATGCCGCATATGACGGTGGAGCTGATTTGATGAAAGTGCGTGCGCATCAGTATGACACGGTGGACGCACTCTGCTGGCGCCATTACGGGCGCACGCAGGGAGTCACTGAACAGGTGCTGCAGGCGAATCCGGGGCTGGCTGAATATGGCCCCTTTTTACCGCACGGGCTGCAGGTGGAGCTGCCGGACATTACGGCGTCAACCACTGCGCAGACTGTCCAGTTATGGGACTGAACTATGACGCTTGAACGAATCAGCGCCTTTATCACTTACTGCGTTGCCCTGCTTCTGGCATGGCTCGGCGATTTGTCTCTTAAAGATGTGTCGACCATCACCGGTCTTGCGCTGGGGATTATTACTGCAGCGGTGACCTGTTATTTACGCTGGAAAGCCTACCAGCTGCTGCGGGACGGCAGAATATCCAGGGGGGAATATGAGTCCTTCAATCGTTAAGCGTTGCCTGGTCGGCGCGGTGCTGGCGATTGCCGCCACGCTGCCGGGTTTCCAGTCGCTTCATACCTCCGTCGAGGGGCTGAAACTGATTGCTGATTTCGAAGGGTGTCGCCTCCAGCCATACCAGTGCAGCGCCGGGGTATGGACTGACGGGATCGGCAATACGTCCGGGGTAGTACCGGGCAAAACCATAACGGAGCGACAGGCCGCGCAGGGGCTGATTAATAACGTGTTGCTGACGGAAAAAAGGATTGAAGCCTGCCTGCAGGTTAAGCCACCTCAGCATGTTTACGATGCCCTGATCAGTATCGGTTTCAATGTCGGAACGGGGGCAATCTGTCGGTCAACAATGGTTTCTTACATCAATCGCCAGCAATGGTGGCAGGCTTGCAACCAGCTCCCCCGCTGGGTTTATGTAAATGGTCAACGGAATAAAGGGCTGGAAAACCGGCGCGCCCGTGAGCTTGCCTGGTGCCTTAAAGGGGCAGGGGCATGACGCGCGCGCTGGCGGTGATCCTGGCTCTGGTGCTGGCATTGCTGGGCTGGCAGTCATGGCGGCTTAACAATGCCGGTCACACCATCGGGACGCAGGCTGAGGCGCTTAAAAAGAACAAGCAGGAGCTGGCGAAGAAAAACAGCCAGCTCATCAGCCTGTCCATTCTTACCGAAACCAACAGCCGGGCGCAGATGCAACTTTATGCTGCAGCGGAGGAGACTTCCGCGCTGTTGCGGAGTCGCCAGCGCCGGATCGAGGAGCTAAAACGTGAAAACGAGGATTTACGCCGCTGGGCTGACACTCCTTTGCCTGCTGACATTATCCGGCTGCGGGACCGCCCGGCCCTCGCCGGAGGTGCAGCTTACCGTGAGTGGTTGTCCAAAAGTGACCCAGTGCCGCCTGGACAGGTCAGCGCCGCGCAGTAATGGGGATTTGAACCAGGTGCTGGATGAGACTGAGGCCGCCTGGGCAGTATGTGCCGACAAAGTGGACACGATCATAGCGTGTCAGGAGCGAGACAGTGAACAAGCCGCAGTCCTTACGCAACGCCCTGAATAAATCGGTGGCGTATGTCCGTGACAACCCGGACAAACTGCACCTTTTTGTTGATAACGGTTCGCTGGTCGCAACCGGTGCCCGTTCAATGTCATGGGAATATCGCTACACCCTGAACGTGGTGATTGAAGACTTTAGCGGCAACCAGAATTTAGTGATGGCGCCCGTATTGCTCTGGTTAATGACCAATCAACCGGACGCTATCAACAACCCGGAGCTGCGCGAAAAACTTTTTACCTTTGATGTCGATATCCTGAGCAACGACCTGTGTGATATCAGCCTCAATCTGCAGCTCACGGAGCGCGTGATTGTCAGCACAGACGGCACCGTATCGAGCGTTGAAGCGGTGCCGGAACCCGACGTACCCGAAGAAATGTGGACGGTGAAACGTGGATGACCTGCAGAGGGTGGATGACTGGCTGGCGGCCCTGCTGGCGAATCTGGAACCGGCAGCCCGCAACCGTATGATGCGACAACTGGCGCAGGAGCTGCGCCGGTCGCAACAGCAAAATATCAGGCTGCAGCGCAATCCAGACGGCACCACCTTTGAGCCGCGCCGGGTGACGGCCAGAAGTAAAAAGGGGCGCATCAAGCGCCAGATGTTCGCCAAATTGCGCACCACTAAATACCTGAAAACCGCAGCCACTGCGGACTCTGCCAGCGTGCAGTTTGATGGGAAAGTCCAGCGCATCGCCCGTGTTCACCATTATGGTCTGCGTGATCGAGTCAGACGCAATGGCCCGGAGGTCCGGTACCCAGCGCGTCGCTTGCTGGGTAAAAATGGACATATTGAAGATTTAATAAAAGAAACCTTTATCAAATGGCTAGGCAGTTGATAAATTCTAACTTGTCGCAAATTCTTATAGTGAATACTTATTGTTAAGTGATTTAAGCTCTGAAATAAATAATTTAGGTGTCCAACCTTTTGTTAACTCTGATAGAAGATATTCATCGGCCATATCTAAGATATAACCTGTTGCATTATTAGCGACTAATCCACCGAACAAACCAAGCATTGTGCCAATTTTAGTGTCAGCAAAAGAACCAGCATAAGCACCGATCATCATCATTGTTACACTTTTAGTGGACTTGCCCCAGAATGTTTCGAAAAATCCACGTGGGGATGCATTGCTTTCTGAATAAAATCTTTGGGCCTCTATAGGGGATGATATTTCGTTTAAATCCGACATCCATTTTCTGAATTTTTTGGTGCTCTTGTTTTTTCTGAGTTTAACAAGTTCGTCCATAGGCATGCCCATATCTCTGAATGATGTTTTAATATCAGGCATGTTTTCGAATTGAACAATCGCTGAAAAAATTTCATCTTTAGATAGGTTTGTGGCTTTTTGCATTGAGTCTTCAAGGAGAGTGCTTATATTGCTTGTTGGGCTAACCTGAGCGCGTTTTTGCATAAGATATTTGTAACCCAATAAATCAGAGGCACAGGAAATCAATTGCTGTTTTTCAGATTCATTAAAATTATTTTTATCTTTATTTTTAAGGCTTAGCCCCAGCCTCTCAAGTTTTCCACTTTCGAGAGCAGACATTGTTACACTAACGCTGTCATTCTCCATACCTTTAGGAACTGAAAAATAAAGGTCACGTACTTTTCGTGTTAAAGCTCTAACTTCCCCTTTTCTTAATGGAGTCCTCATGAAATTAAGTCCAGTATGAATTGACTCTTCTGGGTCGAAAAATACGGATTCATTTCGACGGCCCGCGCATAAAGGGTCTACACCATATTGGTTATCATTCATATATAGAACGAGAGGAGACCACACGGTAAAGCTAAGTGCTCCATCATCTATTAATTCTTCAACTCCCCTTAATCCTATTTCATTTATCAAAATGGTTAAAGGAATGTTCTCTCCATCAACTTTGAAATTAACTTCATCGTGGAGGGTAAAACTTTCAAATAGTGATAGTTTTATTTCTTCATAATATTGAGGGGCTTCGTTGATTTCCTTATTGCTAAGGGGGATGCTTCTTTTAAAAAAATACTTTCTACAAAAGCTATCTAACTCCGTATTAAATATAGCTCCCTTTAGATCTCGTTTGGATTGCATACGAACCCTCATCACCATTGTGTAGTTAATGACACAAATTACCACACTGCATATCAAATGTGTGCGATGGCAAGCTAAAGATATGAATGCACAACTGACAGAAATTATGCGCCTTATCACCAACCTGATCCGCACCGGCACCGTGACCGAAGTGGACCGGGAAAACTGGCTGTGCCGGGTGAGAGTGGGCGAGCTTGAAACCAACTGGATTAACTGGCTGACGCTGCGTGCCGGTGGTGCCCGTACATGGTGGTGCCCGTCGCCGGATGAGCAGGTGGTGGTACTGAGCATGGGCGGCAATCTGGAAACTGCTTTTGCGTTGCCTGCCATCTACTCCAATCAGTTTGCGCCGCCGTCGGATTCCGTGGACGGCTGCGTGACGGAGTACCCGGACGGGGGCTGGTTTGAGTATGAACCCGCCACCGGACGATGGCATGTCCGGGGCATCAAATCCATGGTGATCGAGGCGGCGGACAATATCACCCTCAAAACTGGTGAGTTTGTGGTAGAGGCTGACACCACGCGCATTAACAGCGAGGTGGTGATAAATGGCGGCGTCACCCAGGGCGGCGCCGCGATGAGTTCTAACGGGATCGTGGTGGATAAACACGGTCACACCGGTGTTAAGTCTGGCGGTGATACGTCAGGAGGTCCGGTATGACGTTGTATATCGGTATGAGCAGGAATGACGGGCAGGCCATTACAGATACAGACCATCTGCGCCAGTCGGTGCGGGATATTCTGCTGACGCCGCAGGGCAGCCGTCTTGCTCGTCGGGAATATGGCTCCCTGCTGTCTGCCCTGATTGACCAGCCGCAGAACCCGGCGCTGCGCCTGCAGATTATGTCTGCGGTCTATGTGGCGCTGAACCGCTGGGAGCCGCGTCTTACACTGGACTCCATCACCATCAACGGCAATTTTGACGGCTCTATGGTGGTTGAGCTTACCGGACACAGCAATAACGGCGCGCCAGTTTCCCTTTCCGTATCAACAGGAGCAGACAATGCCAGTCATTGATCTTTCCCGACTACCGCCGCCGCAGATTGTGGATGTGCCGGACTTTGAGGCATTGCTGGCAGAACGCAAGGCCGCCTTTGTGGCCCTCCATCCGGCAGATGAACAGGAGGCCGTTATGCGCACGTTAGCGCTGGAGTCAGAACCTGTCACCAAACTGTTGCAGGAGAATACTTACCGTGAAATCCTGCTGCGCCAGCGTATTAATGAGGCTGCGCAGGCGGTCATGGTGGCCTATTCCATGGGAAATGACCTTGAGCAACTGGCAGGTAACTGCAATGTGAAGCGCCTGACGGTAGTCCCTGCCGATAATGACGCGGTGCCGCCGGTCGCCGCAGTGATGGAAAGTGATGAAGCATTACGCCAGCGCATTCCTGCAGCATTTGAGGGGCTGTCCGTTGCAGGGCCGACGGGAGCCTATGAGTTCCACGCCAGAAGTGCCGACGGGCGCGTGGCTGATGCCAGCGCAACCAGTCCCGCACCGGCTGAGGTGGTGCTTACCGTACTGAGCCGCGAGGGTGACGGGACGGCAGGGGCTGACCTGCTGGCGGTGGTTGAGCAGGCGCTTAACAGTGAAAAGGTTCGCCCGGTGGCAGACCGCCTGACGGTGCGCAGCGCAGAAATTATTCCGTACAGCGTGGATGCGACGATCTTCCTTTATCCGGGGCCGGAGGCTGAGCCGGTGATGGCAGAAGCAAAAGCCAGTCTGCAGAAATATATCGCCAGTCAGACGCGGCTGGGACGTGATATCCGACGCAGCGCCATTTATGCCGCGCTGCACGTGGAGGGCGTCCAGCGTGTGGAGCTGGCGTCCCCTCTGGAGGATATGGTGCTGGATAAGACGCAGGCGGCATCCTGTACCGAATGGAGCGTTATCAACGGGGGCACGGATGAATAGTCTGCTGCCGCCGGGTTCGTCGCCGCTTGAACGCCGACTGGCGCAGACCTGCAGCGGGATTTCCGATCTGCAGGTATCGCTGCGTGATTTGTGGAATCCGGCAACCTGTCCGATCAGATTCCTGCCCTATCTGGCCTGGGCGTTTTCTGTTGACCGCTGGGATGAAAGCTGGACAGAAAGCGTCAAGCGCCGCGTTGTGCAGGACGCGTTTTATATCCATCAGCACAAGGGGACAACCAGCGCCGTGCGGCGTGTGGTGGAGCCGTTTGGCTTCCTGATCCGCATCATTGAGTGGTGGCAGACCGGCGAAACGCCGGGGACGTTCCGTCTGGATATTGGCGTGCAGGACCAGGGCATAACAGAAGAAACCTATCTGGAGCTGGAGCGCCTGATCGGTGACGCCAAACCATGCAGCCGTCATCTGGTTGGTATGTCCATCAACCTGCAGACAGGCGGCCCGTATTTTTTGGGTGCAGCCACCTACACCGGCGAAGAAATCACGATCTACCCGTATATCAACGAAACCATTATTTCCGGCGGCACCGCTTATGAGGGCGGGGCGATCCATGTTATTGACACGATGAGAGTGAACCCATGAGCGCAAAATTTTACACCCTGCTGACGGATATCGGCGCGGCGAAACTGGCAAGCGCCGCCGCGCTCGGTGTCCCGCTTAAAATTACCCATATGGCGGTGGGTAGCGGTGGCGGTGCGCTGCCCACACCCAACGCGCAACAGACCGCATTAGTTACTGAGGAGCGCCGCGCAGCGCTGAATATGCTGTATATCGACCCGCAGAACAGCAGTCAGATTATTGCCGAGCAGGTGATCCCGGAAAATGAGGGAGGGTGGTGGATTCGTGAAGTCGGCCTGTTTGATGAAACAGGGGCGCTTATTGCTGTGGGAAACTGCCCGGAGAGCTACAAGCCGAAGCTGGCGGAGGGCAGCGGACGCACGCAGACCGTGCGTATGGTACTGATTACCAGCAGCACCGATAACATCACCCTGAAAATTGACCCTGCTGTGGTTCTGGCAACCCGCAAATATGTGGATGACAAGGTGCTGGAGCTTAAGGTGTATGTGGATGACCTGATGGCAAAGCATCTTGCTGCTGTTGATCCCCATTCGCAGTATGCACCAAAAGACAGTCCGACGCTGACAGGCATGCCTAAAACGCCAACACCACCGGCAGGAAACAACAGCACCCTGATTGCCAGCACCGCCTTTGTTCAGGCTGCTATTCTTACCCTGATTGGTGGCGCACCGGCAACGCTGGATACGCTGAAAGAAATTGCATCAGCTATCAATAATGACTCGAATTTCAGTACCACCATTAACAATGCGCTGGCACTGAAAGCACCGCTGGCAAGTCCGGCCCTGACCGGAACGCCAACGGCTCCTACTGCAGCTCAGTCAACGAATAATACGCAGATTGCCACTACCGCATTTGTGAAATCTGCTGTTGCGGGGCTGGTTGGTTCGTCGCCGGAGGCGCTGGACACACTGAATGAACTGGCGGCTGCGCTGGGGAATGATCCTAACTTTGCGACAACAGTGATGAACGCGCTGGCGGGGAAACAGCCACTTGATGCCACGCTGACGAATCTCAGCGGGAAAAGTGTTTCGGCCCTTCTACAATACCTTGGTTTAAGGGCAAGCGGTCAGTACACCGATAACTTGTTATTTACAGGCCCTGATGGACTTAAGATTCAGGTGTTTCGCAGAACGCTCGCAAATCAGACTACTGTCGGCGTAGTAAATACAGTGCCAGTGACTTTCCCTGTCCCGTTCCCCGTTAATTGCTGGGGTGTTTTTTCTACCAAATTAACATGGGTTCAGATAGCCAACTCATGCGAGTGGGTAAGCAATACAGGTTTCACCGCTCAGGTCATGATGAATATTGCTGTAAATACAAACACCTCAGAAGCCATGTTTTTAGCTATAGGATATTAATATGAATCGTTTTGTATTCAGCCCATCAGAGTCCCGTTTTTATGCCATCGAATGGCGTGCTGATTATGTCGATAATAATTGCTGGCCGCATGATGCCATTAACGTTAGTGACAGCACTTATTATGAGTTTTCCGGCACTCCACCTACAGGTAAGCAACTTATAACTTTAAATAATATGCCATCATGGGGTGATATTCCCCCGCCTACACGAGAAGAATTAATTGCCGCTGCTGATATGGAGAAGCAAAAAAGAATAGATTTAGCCAATGATTACATGAACGTTAAGCAGTGGCCCGGTAAGGCAGCGATTGGCAGGCTGAAAGGAGAAGGGCTAACTCAATACAATCTGTGGCTGGATTATCTGGATGCACTGGAAGTGGTAGACACCTCCAGTGCTCCGGATATCGAATGGCCTACGCCTCCGGGGGAACAGGCCAGTTAACATGCTCAGGGTCGGTTGTCACATCAGCCGACTTAACTCCATTTTTATAGGCCAGCCACGCCGACAGCTTAGCTCTGTTGGCGTCGCTGATTTCACCGAGCATCAGTTCTGTTCGCCAGTCCAGCATAACAGCGTCAGCATGGGTCAGTAGTTTCTGGCGTTCTTGTTCGGCAGCAGCAATCAACTCTTCACGTGTCGCCGGTGGAATATCAATCCAGACTGGCATATTTTGGCTGGAACTTAGCTGTTTGCCTTCAGGCGGTGCAAAGTTATATTCATTTCTGACGCTATCAGAAACCACTATAACATCAGATGGTAATGAACCATTGGTAAGGTATTCTTCTTTCATCTCGATGGGGTAAAAACCCAATGTGCTTGGCGAAAATAAATACATGGTTATTTTCCTATGGCAATAAAATATGAAGAATTCATTCCACCCATATTGTATTTAGCAAAAAATCGGGTCAGGTCATTTACGTCACGTTGTATCGATGGAAATTGTAGTGATGGTGATGCAGTTGTGGACATTAAAACGCCTGGCACAATAGCAATAACGCTACTCGGAAATGGTATAGGGAAATTGATATATAGCCCGTTAGAATCAAAAGATGCCTCGAAAGCCTGAATAACATATCCACTCGGCAACTTAAACCACCCACCACCAGACTGAAAACTACTCATATCAGGGATTTGGCTTGCACCTGAGCCAACATCCCGTTTCGCCGCTTCTCCCAATTGAACGTTTAAGAAAATGCTGTTTTCCCGCCAGGCTGGCATTATTTGGGCTTTTGCATAAGGGGAAATAAATGTTAGTCGGTTATGTGCGCGTATCAACAAGTGAGCAAAACACAGCGCTGCAGCGTGATGCACTGGAACGCTCAGGATGTGAGCTAATTTTTGAAGACAAAATGAGCGGAAAAACAGCAGACAGGCCAGGGCTAAAAAGGTTGCTCAGGACGTTATCAGAGGGAGACACGCTGGTTGTATGGAAACTCGACAGGCTGGGGCGAAGCATGCGACACCTTGTGACCCTGATAGAAGAACTCCGACAGCGCGGGGTTAATTTCCGCAGTCTGACTGACAGCATAGACACCAGTACTCCGATGGGGCGGTTTTTCTTTCACGTTATGGGGGCACTGGCGGAGATGGAACGCGAGCTGATAGTGGAACGAACCCGTGCGGGGCTGGAAGCCGCAAGAGCTAAAGGCAGGATCGGAGGGCGAAGACCAAAACTGACGCCAGAACAATGGGCGCAGGCAGGCAGGTTAATTGCTGCAGGTGAAACACGGCAGCGGGTAGCTTTAATTTTTGATGTGGGTGTCTCAACGTTATACCGCAAATATCCTGCGACATTGTGTGATTAACAGGACAACGCCGCACAGCTGTCTGCGTGACGTAATCAATACAACATAGGGCGAAGCCTATTCCAATCAGGAGGTTCGCCGCTATGGCTCAGGATTACCACCACGGGGTGCGCGTTGTTGAAGTCAACGAGGGCACCCGATCTATCACCACGGTGAGCACCGCTATCGTGGGCATGGTCTGCACCGGCGATGATGCTGATGCGTCCGTATTCCCTCTCAATAAGCCGGTTCTGCTGACGGATGTGCTGGAGGCCAGCGGTAAAGCAGGCGAGTCCGGCACGCTGGCCCGTTCGCTTGATGCGATTGCCGACCAGTCAAAGCCCGTAACGGTTGTTGTGCGCGTGGCGCAGGGCGAAACCGAAGCGGAAACCACCTCCAATATTATCGGTGGCGTCACGTCCGACGGTAAAAAAACGGGGATGAAAGCGCTGCTTTCTGCGCAGTCGCAGCTGAAAGTTAAGCCGCGCATTCTCGGTGTGCCGGGGCATGACACGCAGGCGGTATCCACTGAGCTGATGAGTATTGCGCAGAGCCTGCGCGGGTTTGCCTACCTGTCTGCCTATGGCTGCAAGACGCTGGAGGAAGCCATTGCTTACCGGGACAATTTCAGCCAGCGAGAAGGGATGCTGATCTGGCCTGATTTCATCAACTTTGACACCGTGCTAAAAGCCGATGCGACGGCTTACGCCTCTGCACGTGCGCTCGGTTTGCGCGCCAAAATCGACGAACAGACCGGTTGGCATAAAACCCTGTCCAACGTGGGTGTGAATGGCGTCACCGGTATTTCCGCTGATGTGTTCTGGGATCTGCAGGACCCGGCAACGGATGCGGGACTGCTGAACCAGAACGACGTCACCACGCTGATCTGTAAAGACGGGTTCCGCTTCTGGGGTTCCCGCTGCCTCAGTGACGATCCATTGTTTGCGTTTGAGAACTACACCCGCACGGCGCAGGTGCTGGCTGACACGATTGCAGAGGGGCATATGTGGGCGGTGGATAAGCCACTGAATCCGTCACTGGCCCGCGACATTATCGAAGGTATCCGCGCCAAATTACGCAGCCTGGTGAATCAGGGATACCTTATCGGGGCAGACTGCTGGCTGGATGAGTCAGTGAACGATAAAGACTCCCTGAAAGCCGGGAAACTCACCATCGACTACGACTACACACCTGTGCCGCCGCTTGAAAATCTGATGCTGCGCCAGCGCATCACCGATCGCTACCTGGTCGATTTTGCCAGCCGTGTCAGTGCATAAGGGGGATACATGGCATTACCACGCAAGTTAAAACATCTGAACCTGTTCAACGACGGGAACAACTGGCAGGGGATCGTTGAGTCCCTGACCCTGCCGAAATTCACCCGCAAGTTTGAGAAGTATCGCGGCGGCGGTATGCCGGGCGCGGTGGATGTGGATATGGGGCTGGATGACGGCGCACTGGACACGGAATTTTCAATCGGCGGCACCGAACTGCTGTTATTCAAACAGATGGGAGCTGCCACGGTGGACGGTATCCAGTTGCGTTTTACCGGCTCTATTCAGCGTGACGATACCGGCGAAGTGCAGGCCGTTGAGCTGGTTGTGCGGGGGCGTCATAAAGAGGTGGATTCCGGCGAGTGGAAAACCGGAGAAAGTAGCGCCACCAAAGTCAGCAGCACCAACAGTTACGCGAAGCTGACCATTAACGGCGAGGTGCTCTATGAGGTTGATGTGGTCAACATGATTGAAATCGTTGACGGCGTGGACCTGATGGAAGCGCACCGTAACGCCCTTGGCCTCTGATTTAACTTAACGGCGCGGTGATCCGCGCCAGTATCTGATTAACAGGAAACGAACATGAACGACAAGCTGACTGAAAAAACCGTACAACTGGATACGCCCATCATGCGCGGTAAAACCCAAATCACCGAAATTGTGCTGCGTAAGCCGCAGTCCGGCGCGCTGCGCGGCACCCGCCTGCAGGCCATTATGGATATGGACGTGGGGGCCATGATGACAGTGATCCCGCGTATTTCCACCCCGACGCTGACCGCACAGGAAATGGCTGAACTGGACCCCGCCGATCTCACCGCGCTGTCGGTCGAGGTGGTGACTTTTTTGTTGAAGAAGTCGGTGCTTGCCGGTTTACCGACAGCCTGACGATTGATGACCTGGTGGCGGATATCGCCACCATTTTTCACTGGTCGCCGTCCATCACTGACGTTATGCCGCTGACTGAGGTGCTGGAGTGGCGGCACAAAGCGATTCAGAGAAGCGGGGCCAGCGATGAGTGACAATAGCCTGCGTCTGCAGGTGATTCTGAATGCGGTTGACAAGCTCACCCGCCCATTTCGATCCGCGCAGGCCAGCTCAAAAGAGCTGGCTGCTGCTGTCAAAAAATCCCGCGATGCAATAAAGCAGCTTGATCAGGCCGGGAGCAGTCTGGACAGCTTCCGAAAGCTACAGGCAGAAAATCAGAAACTGGGCGACCGGCTGAACTATGCCCGCCAGCGTGCAAATTTACTCAGTCATGAGCTGGGTGCGATGGGGCCGCCTTCTCAACGGCAGGTTGTTGCTTTGGGCCGTCAACAGCTGGCTGTTCAGCGTCTGGAAGAACGGCAGAAAAAGCTGCAGCAGCAGACTGCACTTGTGCGTGCAGAGCTTTATCGTGCCGGTATTTCAGCCAGTGATGGTGCCAGCGCGACGGCCCGCATTACCCGTGAAACAATGCGTTATAACAGGCAGCTTTCTGAACAGGAAGCAAGGTTACGACGTGTCGGGGAGCAACAGCGAAAAATGCACGCCGCCCGTGCGGCATACTCCAGGAGTCTTGAGGTAAGGGATCGCATTGCAGGAGCCGGGGCCACCACCACGGCAGCGGGGCTGGCAATGGGCGCGCCGGTTATGGCTGCAGTTAAGAGCTATGCCAGTATGGAAGATGCCATGAAAGGCGTGGCAAAGCAGGTAAACGGGCTTCGTGACGATAACGGCAACCGTACAAAACAGTTTTATGACATGCAGGATGCCATTAAGGCTGCCAGTGAGCAGCTGCCGATGGAGAATGGTGCTATAGACTATGCCGCGCTGGTTGAAGGCGGCGCGCGCATGGGCGTGACCAGCCAGGACGATCCTTACGAAGACCAGAAACGTGACCTGCTGGCCTTTGCATCCACGGCGGCAAAAGCAGCAACGGCCTTTGAGTTGCCCGCCGATGAGCTGGCGGAAGGGCTGGGGAAAATCGCGCAGCTCTATAAAGTGCCGACGCGTAATATTGAACAACTGGGCGATGCGCTGAACTACCTGGACGATAACGCCATGTCAAAGGGGGGGGACATTATTAACGTCCTGCAGCGTATGGGGGGCGTGGCTGACCGCCTTGACTTCCGAAAGGCTGCTGCGCTGGGTTCAACATTCCTTTCTCTTGGGGCTGCCCCGGAAATTGCCGCCAGTGCCTCTAATGCCATGGTGCGTGAACTGTCCATTGCCACCATGCAAAGTAAACGCTTTTTTGAAGGTATGAACCTGCTGAAACTCAATCCTGCGGAGATTGAAAAGCAGATGACCACCGATGCCATGGGCACCATTCAGCGGGTTCTGGAGAAGGTCAACAATCTGCCGCAGGATAAACGCCTGTCAGCCATGACAATGATTTTTGGTAAAGAGTTTGGTGATGATGCGGCAAAGCTGGCTAACAACCTGCCGGAGCTGCAGCGTCAGCTGAAACTCACATCAGGCAGTGGTGCTAATGGCTCCATGCAGAAAGAATCCGACATTAACAAGGATTCATTGTCTGCGCAGTGGTTGCTGGTTAAGACTGGCGCGCAGAACGCTTTCAGCAGTCTGGGGGAAACGTTGCGTCAGCCGCTGATGGATATTATGGGCATGGTTAAGGGCGTGACCGGGACGCTGCGTCGCTGGGTGGAGCAGAACCCCGTGCTGGCTGGCACGCTGATGAAAGTGGCGGCGGCTACGGCGGCTGTCACTGTCGGGCTGGGTACACTTGCCGTGGCAGTGGCTGCTGTGCTGGGGCCGATTGCGGTGATTCGGTTTGGCCTGTCTGTGCTGGGTGTAAAAACATTACCTTCCGTTGCTGCAGCGGTAACACGTACTGGCGGTGCCCTGTCATGGCTGGCAGGTGCGCCGCTTGCCGTGTTCCGTGCCGGTATGTCAGGCATCCGTAATGTTATCGGTATGGTGATGAACCCGCTAGCGGCGTTGCGGGGTGGGCTGACAGCTGCCGGTGGCGTGTTGCGTTTTCTTGTTTCTGGTCCGCTGGCATTACTTCGCGGCGCGCTGTTTGGCATTTCTGGCTTGCTGGGCGCGCTGCTCAGTCCGATATGGCTGGTTGTGGCTGCGCTGGCTGGTGTGGCGCTGGTTGTGTGGAAATACTGGCAGCCAATCAGTGCATTTCTGGGGGGCGTGGTGGAAGGGTTCAAAGCCGCTGCTGCGCCCATCAGCGCCGCCTTTGAGCCGCTCAGGCCCATGTTCCAGTGGATTGGTGACAGGGTGCAGGCCTTGTGGGGCTGGTTCAGTGATTTACTTACGCCGGTTAAATCCACTTCCGAAGAACTGAACAGCGCAGCAGCAATGGGGCGCCGGTTTGGTGAGGCGCTGGCGGAAGGTCTGAATAGGGTGATGCACCCGCTGGAGTCTCTTAAATCCGGTGTGTCATGGCTGCTGGAAAAGCTCGGTATTGTCAGTAAGGAGGCGGCAAAGGCGAAACTGCCTGCGCAGGTCACGCAGCAGCAATCCGCCACAGTGAACAGTGACGGCAAAGTGGTGCTGCCGCCAGGCGGGTTCCCGGCTTACGCAGGGATGTACGACACGGGCGGGATCATTCCACGCGGGCAGTTTGGCATTGTTGGAGAAAATGGCCCTGAAATTGTGAACGGACCGGCAAATGTCACCAGCAGGCGGCGTACTGCTGCGCTGGCCTCTGTCGTTGCAGGCGTGATGGGGGTTGCTGCGACACCTGCAGAAGCGGCTCCGCTTCATCCGTTCAGCCTGCCTGCGAGGGCATACCAGACGCAGCCAGTGAAGGCTGACAGCCCGCCGTCAGTTATTCGTTATGAGATAAATGCGCCCATTCATATCGTCGCGCAGCCGGGACAGAGTGCGCAGGATATTGCCCGTGAAGTGGCACGGCAGCTTGACGAGCGGGAACGCAGGGCCAGGGCAAAAGCGCGCAGCAATTTCAGCGATCAGGGGGGGTATGAATCATGATGATGGTACTGGGTTTATATGTATTTATGTTGCGCACAGTCCCTTATCAGGAACTGCAGTATCAGCGCAGCTGGCGACATGCAGCCAACAGCCGGGTGAACCGCCGCCCGTCAACGCAGTTTCTTGGCCCGGATAATGATTCACTGACACTGTCCGGGGTTCTGCTGCCGGAAGTGACCGGAGGCAGGCTGTCATTGCTGGCGCTGGAGTTGATGGCAGAGCAGGGCAAAGCCTGGCCTTTGATTGAAGGCAGCGGAACCATTTACGGCATGTTTGTTATTGAAAGTCTGAGCCAGACAAAGACGGAGTTTTTTGCCAGTGGAATGCCCAGGCGCATTGAGTTTACGATCACCCTCAAACGGGTTGATGAGTCGCTGTCTGACATGTTCGGGAGCCTGAGTGACCAGCTCAGCAACCTGCAGGACTCTGCTGCCTCTGCGATTGGGGGGATTAAGAACACGGTGGGAGGATTGCTGCAGTGAAAGTTAATTCTGATCTTCTGAATCTGAACAGCAAAAGCCCGGCTTTCAGTATCGTCATTGAAGGTAAGGACGTGACGACCGTGCTGGATACCCGCCTGATGAGTCTGACGCTGACGGATAACCGGGGCTTTGAAGCGGACCAGCTTGATCTGGAGCTGGACGACGCAGACGGGCTGATCGCCCTGCCGCGACGTGGGGCAGTGATTCAGCTGGCGCTGGGCTGGAAAGGCCAGCCGCTTTTCCCTAAAGGGGCTTTTACTGTGGATGAAATTGAACACAGCGGTGCCCCTGACCGGCTGACCATCCGGGCGCGTAGCGCAGATTTCCGTGAAACCCTCAATACACGGCGCGAAAAATCATGGCATCAGACAACGGTGGGGGAGGTGGTAAAGGAAATCGCCGCCCGGCATAACCTCAAAGTGGCGCTGGGTAAAGACCTGACGGATAAGGCGCTGGATCATCTGGACCAGACCAATGAAAGCGATGCAAGTTTTCTGATGAAGCTGGCGAGACAGTATGGGGCGATTGCTTCCGTTAAGGACGGGAACCTGCTGTTTATCCGGCAGGGACAGGGAAGAACGGCAAGCGGCAAGCCGCTGCCGGTTATCACCATCACGCGCAAAGCCGGTGACGGTCATCGGTTCACCCTTGCTGATCGTGGTGCCTACACCGGTGTTATTGCCAGCTGGTTGCATACGCGTGAACCCAGGAAAAAAGAGACAACCAGTGTTAAGCGTCGTCGAAAGAAAACCACCACACCCAAAGAGCCGGAAGCAAAACAGGGCGATTATCTGGTGGGAACGGATGAAAACGTGCTGGTTCTTAATCGTACCTACGCCAACCGGAACAATGCAGAGCGAGCAGCAAAAATGCAGTGGGAACGTCTGCAGCGTGGGGTTGCTTCATTTTCTCTGCAGCTCGCTGAGGGGCGGGCTGATCTCTATACGGAAATGCCGGTGAAGGTGACGGGGTTTAAGCAGCCGATTGATGATGCAGAATGGACCATTACCACCCTGACGCATTCTGTCAGCCCGGATAATGGATTTACGACCAGCATGGAGCTTGAAGTAAAGATTGATGATCTTGAAATTGAATAA